TAAAAACATTAGGAACAATAAAAAATAAAGGTGGTAATTATATAACTCCTAGAAAAGATATATTAGAAGATGAGGCTATGAAAGACTTTAAACATTGGTGTTTACTTAATGTTACAGCATTTGGCAAACAATTAGGCGCTAGTGATAAAACAAGTTTTTACATAACACAATCTTGGATGAATACAAATCCACCTCATTCTTATCATCATACACATATGCACCCTAATAGTATTTTTAGTTGTATCTATTATGTAAGTGGTGATAAATGCCCTACTTATTTTTACAGGTATGATGATAGAACATCTTTTGGTAATTTTACTTTTTATGATGGCGACAAAGGTAGCAATCCTTATACGGCTTCAAAAGTAGGAGTAATGAATGAAGTTGGTAGATTAGTTATATTTCCTTCATCTATGGTACATGATGTTGATAAAAATGAAGGCACAAAAGATAGAGTTACAATATCATTTAACACATTTATTAGAGGAGAAATGGGTGACCCCGAAAATAGTAATCACCTAATAATTTAATATGATATACCACGACCACTTATTTCATACTGATAATTGCGATATATTGAAACCTAGTTGTATAAACTTGGCAAACGAAGTTAGTAAAAGACATTCTAAATGGATAAAGACATGGGATAAAGATTATATGAAATTTGCTAAAGGTAGTTTAAGCACACAATTATACGAAACTTACAATGTATTCTTATGTCAAATGCCTGGTTTTGCAGAATTATATAATCTAGTAATTCAGTATTTTAAAAGTAAAGAACCTAATTATAAAGATTATGCTATAGCAGGTTGGGTAAATGTATATAATAAAGACGAGTTTTTAGATTGGCATAAACATGGACCAAAAGTTGGTAATGACGGAAGATGGCATGGTTATGTAACAATAAACGCCGAACCTAGTAAAACTTTATATAAAAACGAAAAAGGATTAGTTGAAACTATTGAAAATAAAAATGGTTATATTACACTTAACCCTGCCGGTTTATTACATAGAGTTACACCATGGACTAATAAAGTTGAACCTAGAATTACAATAGCGTTTGATTTTTTAGAGCGACACAAAATTGACCACTTAAACATAACGAGATGGATACCAGTAATATGAGATTTAGAGAACATCCAGGATTACCACATGTAGTTAAAGTAACAGATAAAGCTAAATGGGAAGTTACTAATGAATTTAAAAGAGATGGTGGCAAAATGTATTGTGTTCTTCAAAAAACTAATAAACCATATGAGTATACCTTTTTCTTTTCAAATAAAAGAAATGTTAAAGATTGGTTGATAGATGTTAAAGGACCTAAAATGCCTAGATGGCTTCTCACAGATGAGATATATCAAGAAGTTAAATTTAAAACATTGGATATTAAAGATATATTATATGGCAGAATATTGTTTATTAGAAATGCCGATAGTTATGAGGAATTGAAATGAAAAACTATACTATTATAGACGATTTTTTACCTGAAGAAGATTACAAAAATATTTTAAAAATAATAACTGATAAAGGTTTTGAATGGCACCTTGCAGATAAAATAACTTTAGAACAAAAAGATGAAGATATTTTTTTCTATCTTTGCCATGTATTTTACAATCAAACTTCATTACTTCAAAGTAAATTTTTTGAATTAATATTTCCTTTACTAAAAAAGATAGACCCTAAAGCTCTAATAAGAGCAAAAGCAAATCTTTATTTAAATCAAGGTATTGGTGTAAAAGAACATGCTGAACATACAGACTACCCATTCAATCATAAGGGTGCCTTATATAGCCTAAATACATGTGATGGTTATACTAAAATAGGTGATGAAAAAATACCAAGTGTGGCAAACAGAATTATATTTTTTGACCCCTCTGTTCCACATTGTAGCACTTCTTGTTCCGACGCTAAAACAAGGTTGAATATTAATATTAATTACTTTTGAGATAAATGATGGATGAAGCAAAACTTATAAACTTATTTCCTAAACCTCTAGTTTTAATGGAAAATATCTTTACAGATAAACTAGATTTTTTAGAAGGTTTTTTAAAACAACAAAAAGGTTTTAAAAGAACAGCCACACAAAATGTGGACACAACTTTTCATACAGACACCAGACTATTTGAAAAAGAAGAAATAAAATTTTTAAGTGATTTTATTTACAAAAAGGCATTGAGTTTTATTAGACAACTAGAGTATAGTAATTCATATATTAATAGATGTAAATATAACGAAATGTGGTTTAATATTAGTAATGAGAATGATTTTTTATTTCCTCATCATCACGGTTTTTGTTTAGTGTCAGGTGTTTATTATATAAAAGCACCTAAAGATTCAACAATAACTTTTTATGACCAATCATATTATTATCCTAATCACATAGAGATTAAAACGCCTAACATATACAATTCAAAAGATGTAAAATTAGATTGTAAGGCCGGCAGTATGTTTTTGTTTAGAGGTGATATGGTACATGGAAATACATTACAACCAAAGGGCGAGAAAATAGCAATATCTTTTAATTTAGGATTATAACATGCATAAAGTAATAGACGATTTTTTAGATAAAGAAGATTTTATTTTTGTTCATAACTTAATTATGAATGAACCTTTTCCATGGTTTTATATGGACTCCTATAGAGAATCAGGTTTAGAAAAAGATAAAACAAATAATTTCTCTTATCATCTTCATATGTTATATGATAATAATGTACCATCTTCACCACATTTTGATACTATTCTACCTCTCATTATGAAAAAGATAAATGTCAAAACTTTAATAAGAGTTAAGATAAACAGCTATACAAAAGAAGATAAATTAATTGAACATGACTTACACACAGATTACGATTATTCAAACAATGGTGCCGTTTTTAGTATAAACACATGTGATGGTTATACTAAATTAGAGGACGGTACAAAAATACAAAGTGTCGCAAATAGAATGTTATTATTTGACGCCTCAAAACCACATTGTAGTACAAACACTACAAACCAAACAAGGAGAGTTAATATAAATTTTAACTATTTTTAATATGATTGAATTAATTTTAAAAGGCCAAGTCTATTTGTTTCTTATTATCTTTGTGATGATGGTTGCAGGTATGATTAAAGACAATAATCTTTTTAGTGATGTGTTTACATTTTTAAAGAAAAGTATTAAAAGTAACAGAGCTGTTGTAGCATTGTTTAGTGCCATAACAGGTTGTATGCCTATAAAAGGTAGAGTTACGGTATCGGCAGGATTGTTAGATACATTAGCAACACAAAAACCAGAGCAAAGAGAAAAGTTTGGACCTATTGACTTTATGTCAACACACCATTATTATTTCTGGTCGCCTTTAGAAAAGACGGTAATTCTTCCTATGGCAGCCTTTGGTTTAACTTATGGTGCATTTATGCAAATAATGTGGCCGTTATTAGCAATTACTATTGCGTACATTTTATGGTATTTAATTTTTGTAATCAAAGATGAAGATATAGCATTAAAAGAAACAAAAGAAGAAATAAAAATAAGTAGAATTACAAGATATGTTTTTCCTTATATCTTAGCAATATCATCTATTATTGCAGGTGTAAACTTCTTATGGTCATTTAGTTTACTAACATTATATTATATGATTGTAACAAGAACATTTGATATTAAAAAGTTAATAAATTATGTTGACTGGAAAATAGTTGGTATGGTTGCAGTAATTATTGGTCTAGCAAATGTAGTTAGAACAAGTACAAACGATATCTATGATTTTATGGCAGCCACAGGATTTGACCCAAACACTTATCTTGGTTTTGGTGCAATATCTTTATTAGCATTTGTATCTGCCTGGTTATTAGGTTCATCTAGTAGATTTGGTGCAGTAACCGTAATATTAACAGCCTTATATGGTATTGAATATCTACCATGGTTTTTTGCAGTTGATTTTGCCGGATACATATTATCACCAATGCACAAATGCGTTGCAATAGGCAAGATGTATTTTGGAACAAAACTATCTTACTATGGTAAACTATTAAGTGGTTGGGCATTATTAGTAGTAGGAATGTCAGGAGTATTATTTTATGTATGATATTAAAGAGTTAACATGGGAGTACCATAAAAATGCAGAGCGTCAAGCCTTTGTAAAAGTATTAATGTCTGGTGAAATACCAGAAAAACTATATGCCGTTTTTCTTTACAATCAATTACAATGTTACGCAGCTCTCGAAAAGTATGCTCAAGAAAATTCATTGTTTAGAACAACCGTAGGTCTACAAAGAGCTGAACATTTACTATATGATTTTAACGCTCTATGGAAAGATGAAAAGAAGCCAGAAATATTTGAAAGCACAAAAGAATATGTTGAACATGTAAAAGGTATTAGAGATGACCCCGAAAAACTATATGCACATATCTATGTTAGACATATGGGTGATTTGAAAGGTGGGCAAATGATGAAAAAGAAATTGCCTGGACCATGTAGATATCATACTTTTAGAAATAAAGAAGTTATTGAATTTGGTAGAATTATAAAAGAAACAATCAATAGTTATATAAATGTGTATCAACATTCAGTATTACCAGAGGCAATCTATTGTTTTGAAAGTGCGACTAAACTATTTCAAGAAATGAATAAGGTAGACCCTTATATCGGTACAGATATGGAAGGTAAAGACTAATGATTTGGGAAAGACTAATAGAAAATAGTAAACGAATAATTGACAAATTAAATTTTTATTTAGATGAATATGATGAACCTGGAATGGAAAGATTTAACAATGACAAGTGGACTAATAGAACATGGGCAAATCAAGGTGTAAGACGAGCACATGTTGATGTTGTTGATGTTAGAGAAGAAAAAGGATTGTGGATGCAACATGTTTGTATCTTTCCAGGATATACAAATGGTGGTCCTATCTTTGGTTGGGATATTATTGCAGGTAAAAATAAGGTTACAGGTGCGTTTCACGACTTCTCACCATTACTTAAAAAAGAACACCGTATGGTAAATGCGTTTGGTGATTTAGTAGCAAAATATAAGCCTTCTAAACCTAGAGAATTGCCTGATTGGGCAATGAAAATTTTTAGTCCTCATATGATAGCTGCTGGTAATATTAGAGAAGAAAAAGAGTTAAACGAAATATGTCATTTAGTCGAAAACAACTTATCATTTTACCTAGATAGAATAATAGAATTCCATGAGGATAGTAACCCGGAAGAGGTTAAAGAGGCACAAAACTACTATTGCAAACATCAACAGATGAACCCACATACGCCTAGGGTTATGCAATCTCTTGGTTTACCTGAAGAAGATATTAAATTGTTTTGTTCCGATAATCTCTTTCCTATCATAAAATAATTCTTATAAATATACCGAAAGGGAACAATTATGGCAGAACCAGCAACAAGAGAGAATTTAAAACAATATGCTTTGAGGGCATTGGGTAAGCCTGTAATTGAGATAAATGTAGATGATGACCAACTTGAAGATAGAATAGACGAGGCGTTACAATACTTTGCTCAATACCACTATGATGGTATTCGTAGAACATATTTAAAATATCAATATACCGAAGCAGACAAAACAAGAATGACTGGCGATTCAAGTGAGTCAATTACTAAAAATTCTGTTACTACATCATGGAAAGAAGGCAATAACTTTTTAGTTGTTCCTGATAGTGTAATATCTGTTATTAATATATTTCCGTTTTCTAATAAAAGTAATATGAATTTGTTTGATGTTAGATATCAATTGAGATTAAATGACTTATATGACTTCTCATCAACAAGTATTATAAATTACGACATAGTTTTAAGACATTTAGATTTTTTAGACCACATATTAGTAGGTGAAAAACCTTTAAGATTTAATCAACACGACAATAGATTATATGTTGATATGGATTGGACTAATGATTTGGCAGTAGGTGAATACCTAGTTATAGAGTGTTATAGAAAACTAGACCCACAGGTTTATACAGATGTCTATAATGACATTTACTTAAAAAGATATGTTACAGCATTATTCAAAAAACAATGGGGTGCTAACCTATCTAAATTTGATGGCGTAGCAATGATAGGTGGTGTTACTTTAAACGGAAGACAAATATATTCAGAAGCATTAGCAGATGTTGAAAAATTAGAAACAGAAATTAGAAGCTCATTTGAATTAAACCCAGCAATGATGATAGGATAAACCTATGGCAATCAATCATTATTTTCAAGGCGGCCGAGGCATTGGAAATGCAGCTGAAAAATTACTACACGAAGATGTAATTATTGAAAGTCTAAAGATATTTGGACAAGATGTTTACTACATGCCAAGAACACTTGTCAACAGAGATTTAGTATTAGGCGAAGATACATCTAGCAGATTTGATGACTCTTATCTAATAGAAATGTACTTTGAAACTAATGAAGGATT